CGAGGATAGAGCCCAGTCGTCTCGGAATCCAGAGCAATATATGTACTAGGATGCGCGATTGCTTCTCGTAAAAACGCGTTACACTCTTCTGTATCTTGTATGCCAAATGCGATTGACTCATCTATTACCACCTCTTCTATTTCACCATTTATATACTTAATGATGCTTTCTTTAGAATCTTCCCATGTCTTACGTGCTTCTGGCTTGAAGGTAAGCATGGCTGGGTTTATTACTGGCAAGAATTTATCTTCTACTTTCTTACCAGAATATTCTGTTACTGAATTTATTTTTGTAAAGTATTTCAACGCGTCACTTCCGACTAGAACTACCCAGTCATAAAGGCTAGAATCAAACTGTATGTCACAGTCTCGCTTCAATACTTTCTTGATCGTAGGATCAGAACAAAGCTGATACTGGTCAAACTCGAAAGCTCCACCGAAGGCTTTGTTAAAGTCCGTTCTGCTTGGTTTAGTTTCTACTAAGGCAACTTTAGCCATATAACTTCTCCTTTAACTTATCTACTTGAAGTTGACTGAGTGCACCTGGATCTGTGTCTTTGATATGCACATTCCTAGCTACGAGACCAACTTTCTCACACTCAGTCTTTAGTTTTTCTGCGGCACTTTGTCCCGCATCGTCTCCATCAAAAAAGATTTCAACGTATTCTGCTCCTTGTACTCGGAGCATTGATAATTTTGCTTCGTTGTAATTATTAGTTCCAAAGCAGCACACAGCATTTGTCAATCCCTTATCATGAAGGTTTATCATGTCAAAAATGCCTTCAACTAGGATAGCGGAACCCTGTATAAAATCCACTATCGGGAAGAACGGAAGTTTTGCGCCTGGAGGAGTAAATTTATATTTTGGCCTCCCGTCTGCTGTGTGCCGCCCTTGGAACGCAACTATACGCCCTGCAATGTCTCTTATAGGAAATACTATTCTTCCTACATAGTCAGAGTCAGGGTGCTGAAACGCTTCAAATTTTCTGTAGGTTTCTGGACGAATGTTTCTCCAGTTTCCTACATATGGTAAACTATTCTGGGGAAAGGACAAGCCAACACTTTCAGACCTCTTTTGTATAATTTTCTTCTTGAAAAGTTCGCGCTGCTGTTGTAATTGGTTTGCCCTTTCCCCAAAATGATTAAATAAACTTCCCTTGTAACCACAAGAAAAGCAGTTGAATATACCAGTAATCTGGTCAATTCTCATACTTGGGTTCTTATCTTCATGCTCAGGGTTCAGACAGCGAACAAGAAAGTCGCTACCTTTTGGCATAAAGTATATATTTTTATTCGTTAGTAATGTCTCTACATTCACTAAGGTCTATTATCCCATCTGTAAAATTTCTTTTCTGGGTAGCTCCAAAACCACCCTTTATACTTTTGTTTTTCTTGAGGAGTGCTACTTTCTACATATCGTTCTGCTTCTGCAGCAAACTCAGGACTCTTAGTAAGAGGGGGTTTAGGCTTCGGATATTTAGTTTCATCTTCTCCGTAACGTCCCCGTTGACGATTTCCGTCTGCGTTAAGCTCAGTTAAGTTTTGTTGTGTAATCTTAAAATCAGGTGCTAATCCCAAAATGCTGTCTCCTGTGATACCATCCGTGGCGTACAATATGCCGTTATTTTAGCTTGAAATCCTCGGTACGATTTTCCGTACCTGCCTCGTTCTATTCTCTCCGAGAAGTAGTTACATCTATTGATGTTACGAAAATACATATTTGCAGTAGGCTCAGGTTCGCCATCTACAATTACTACTAACAGAAATGCCATTAACATTACTTGCCAATATCCTCAATACTATCCTCACTGATTACTTGGTATGCACCTTTGTTGTAAGCGGGGGCAATAGTATATCCAGAAGAAGCCTCTACTTTCCAGTCATCTCTTGGACGTGGCTTGTAAGGAGTGAGCGGTGCTGACGGATAGTCAGGTGTCTCACGACGAACAGGCTCGGGATTTGCATGAAGCTGCATATATTGTACCCTACGCTTGTTTGTATATAATGATTTGTTTGGTCTCTTTCTACCACTAGGTGAAAATCTCATACTGCCTCTTACAATCATAAAGCCTCCATATTTTGAATATATATTATACTAAAAATAGATGCAAATGTCAAGAACTATTTTAGATGTCGTCTATGTCTTCACCAGTTTTTTGGTCATTATCCTCTCTTTCCGTGGGAGTAAGAGCGGTCTCTGGACCAATCTTGAGTGTCTCCCAGTCCATGTAAGAAGAAAAATCACGCATAGCGGCAGCTCGCATTTTTACACACTTGAAGGTAATACAATTATCTTCCTGTGACCAAGTTTCAAGACTGTATGCAGCATCTGCTGCGTCCAGTATTCCCTTGGCAAAACGAGCCTCACCGCTAGCGTCAGTTTGGTATGGCGAGAAGACGGGGGTTTCAAACTCTTGTGCCATACTCTTTAGTGCTTTACTAACTTCAATCTGCTCTGTCCAGTCATACTGCCCGCTACGGGAGGGCATACTGGATCTTTTAACTTGATTGATATAGTCTACGATAATTACGCCGACGTCCATCTTGCTTTTGATTTTCTTATCAAGTTCTGAGCGTATCTTAGAGATAGTCAAGCTAGGGTCATAAATTACGTCCAGCTGTTGAGTCGGGAGAAGCTCACAGCTAGTCTTTAACTTATCATGAAACTTCTCAAAGTCTCGATGTTCTCGATACTCTGCCAGTCTCTCCTGACTATCACTATATCTTGCAGCCCACCAACTAGCTACTTGCTCCCACTCAGGAATACTAAGATTCTTAGTTCGTAAGCGAGAGAAAGGTACGCCAGTCGCAATCGAACAACACCGTTGCAGTATTGCACGACTATCCATTTCAATGGTGAAATATAAGGCAGACTTGCCAGAAGCATAGACTGAGTTAGCTATGTTCGCACAAGTGATAGATTTCCCTGCCCCGCGACGGCCTCCGACAAGAATCAAGTCTCGGGGGGAGAACGTGATGTCTTGGTCATACTCCGTATTTAGACCGAGGGGCAGGTACTTTCCAAGTTCTTCATCTGGTTCAAACAAGGGAATACGTTGCATACTCTCTTGTGGCTCTTGAAGTTCTACTTTTTCTTCGATATCAAGAACTATCTGATGTAGATGATTTACTGACTCCTCCGCATCCTCGAATGATATGGAGTTGTCAACATAATCCTCAAGAGACTTGAGTATCTCTTTCTGAGTATACTCATTCTTGAGGTACTGTAGAAGCATGAAAGGCTCAGCTTCCACATCGATGGCATCTATCGCAAAAAGTAGTTCTTTGGTAGATGTATCACGGATCTCGAACTTTAGATCCTCAAGGGTGGGGAGTCGGTGAAACTTCTCACAGTGCTTGTCGATCTCTGTGAAGAGCCGATGGTATGCTGTGGGCAAATAGTGCTTGCGAGTGGAAGACCAAGACTCGAAATCTTGCAGGTCTAATACTTGCTTCAAGTAAGCACTTGCTATGTTCAACGATTCCCCCGATAAGAGTACAGCCGCAACGACCCCTCATCACGGCTGTAAAATTAACACTATTTTAATTTAGCTGGCGGCAGCTTTTTCTTTTTTAGCCGCACCATCATAATCAGACGCTGTTAATCCTCTTCGGGTCAACATAGTCTTTACACCTCTTGCAGTCTTGCCAATCGACTCTGCGATTGCTTCGACTGTCATGTCAGACACATCTCCTAATTCTGCTAAAGGATCACTCTTTGCAGAACCTTTGGTGTGTTCTTGACGGGGAATAGCGTCAATGTCGCCAGAACGAAGTAGGCTAAGAGCCTTTCCTCGTACACTGTTTACACTACGGTCAAGAGCTTCGGCGATTGCTTCGACGTATGCTCCTTCGTTTACCATAGATATGAAAGTCTCTTCCTCTTCAGGAGAGTACGTTCTAACAGTCTCCACTTTGGGAGCTGGCTTCACATGGTCAGTAAGTTCCATTGAAAGAATCTTACCTTGTATAGACTTTGCACTAAATGCTCCGCCTTCAAAGTTCTCAGCAATCTGAGCATAGGTATACTCGCCACTGTTGTCTGAAACAAAAGCCGCAAGTGTAGCCTCTTGTCCTTCAGAGAAAGCACGAGTGCTTTTTGCTGAAGCAAGTTCTACTTCGTAACCCATTTTTCTCAGTTTACTAGAAACTGACCTTGTAGTAGTCTCAAGCTGTTCTGCTGCTTCTGCAACAGTGTCTTGCGATACTGGGGATTCATCACCGATGAAATTTGTGAGCTCTTCGGTACGCTCGTCTGTCCACTTAGGCAGGGTTGCCATAGTTTAGTCTCCTATCCATTCATTTAGACTTGTAATTATTGTTATGCCCCGTTCTCGGGCTTCTTTTGTTTTTGCAGACTCTATGCCTGACTCATTTACTAGGAATATCACATCCTTTGTCAAACTGCTTTTTACCACATATCCTGCATATGATAAAGCCTTTGTAGCTTCTGCTTTTGTTTTGAAACTTGAAAGTTTGCCGCTAATACATACTGCGCCCTTTGTTTCAGTTGCAATTTTTGGAGTTTGAAACTGCCAGTCAAAAGGTAACTTCTTAAGACCATTCTCAAACTCTCCAGAGTACCAGCTAAGTAAACTTTCTGTTGCTTTCGGCCCAAGTCCTGCGGCTTTACACTTGTCCTCATCAAGATCAAAGAGACTTTTGATTTTGCTGGACAATTTAGTTGCTGCAGTCTTTCCGATCAACGGAATACTAAATGCAGGTAATACATCATTCATACTAGCTTTTCTTGAATGATTGATTTCTCTTAAAAGTTTTATAGCTAGCTTTTCAGAGGAAAGAGCACACTTGATATTGTAATACGAAAGATTATAAATATCGAGAAGGGAGGTAAGTCCCAACTTTTCTATGCTCTTTGGGCCAAGCCCCTTGATCTTTAGCGATCTTGCGAAATGCTCAATCCGTTTCTGAATCTGAGCAGGACACAGGATATTAGTGCAATAAAGCATATCGTTCTTCCACTCAAGTGAGTATTCACAAGAGGGGCAGACTTCGGGTGCTAGTATCGCTTGCATAAAGATTCCTCTGAAAATGAAAATATATTATACGAAAATTTAGGTCTCATGTCAAGAATTATTTTTCCTCAACTCTTCGGACAATACGCGGGATAATTTCACCACTTCGTATGACCTCGACCTTACACCCAATTTCAAGTCCCAACTGTTCAATGTGAGCCATATTATGTAAGGTTGCTCTTGATATAAGAGCGTCCCCAATCATTACAGGACTTAGAATTGCTACTGGTGTAACGACTCCAGACTTGCCTGTTTGCCACTCAACTCTTGATAGCGTGGTTACTACGCCTTCTTTCTGTTCCTTGAAAGCAAGAGAACCTCTTGGGTGGTGTGCAGTAAATCCTTGCTCGCTCCAATACTTTGTATCATCTAGTCGGAAGACCCTCCCATCTTGAGGATACAAGGAAGCATCAATGGAATAAACTGTACTAATACCGAACGACTCTACCATGGCC